TAACCTCGCTTAATTAATTAAAGAGCACGACCTAATGGTAAAATTCTCGACAGACCAGAACCAAAGAGCGCAGTTGCAGCAGCTGCAAGGTCGTAAGTTCCCTGATAGATTGGTCTGTATCTTTGATAGGCAAACTGAATCGAAAGACGATGAAAACCATCTTCACTCCAACTCAAAGATTGCGGTGCAATTCCAATTGGAAATGCATCCATCAATTCTACTGCATAAATTTGTTTGATAAAATCATCATACTGAATAATTTTAATATTTGTAAGGTATCTTGATTGGACACCTTTTGGAAATCTTAAATTATTTGTGTCAGAAGGTATGATTGCTTCCATCCAACGGTCAAACAGTTTTCTTTCATAGAATTCGTTTGTGCATATAAATGTCAAAGTAGTATCTGCATATTGCACATTGTATGGCACTTTAAAAATAGGACCATAAATTTTAACATCAGCAGTTTGTAATGTTTTGCCTGGTAGTTCCGCACTTTCACATTGAAGTGCTAAATAACGGCTCATACCTGAATTGGCACTTGTAGATTGTTCGTCACTTCCTCCAGTTCGACCAAATGCAGAACCAATTGCATTTGAAACATCTGTAAACACAGAGTTTGGAAAATTCAAAATCTTTTCAATAATTGAATTTCCTACAAATTGATTGATATAAGGTGGAATAGGCAAGATAACTTCAAAACGAGAAGGCTTAGCTAAACCATCTTTTGCTCTTACATTAGATAAGAATAAGTTTGGTGAAAATGACATTAGAATTTTTTCCGTGAATCGTAGTAAACTTTACTTGTGTTTGCACCAACAAAGTTTTCTGCGGGCAACAATGCGGCAATATCCCACTCATCGGCTGTAATTTCTAAGAACCGAGAATCAATGTGGTTGAACAGATATCTTTTAATGCAAGGTTGTGCCTCAAATATTTTTGATGCTCTCTGTAAATAATGATAACTAATTTTTAATCTAGTTGTTTCATCAAATTTAGAATTGTTTGCCGCTTCACTTAATTTGTCCAAAAGGATGATACGATGCTTTGGGTGAATGTAATGCAAGTTCAACCCTAAAAAACCGTCTGGGTAGCGTTCTATTGGAATAACCAATGGGAACCTGTCGTAGTATGGCAGCGTATCTTTGTGCTTTGGATCATACAAATAAAAATACATGCGACCAATAAATGACTTATCACGAAGTCTTTCTTTGTCCCTCATTATTGATGCTGGTGAAGGTCTCAAATCATTTACTTTCTTTTTTAGCCAATCTCTGGCTGCATTTGTCCTTGGCGTAAGTCCTTCTTTCGCCAATGATGCTTGAATTCTGTCAATTAGTGTCGCCATTAGGTTATTTATCTCAAAGTCCCAACTCTTTTTCGGTGACTAACTGAAAATGCCATCCATGTTCTTTGCAAAATAAATCGGCAGCTTTCCATTTTGCTTGATTTACGGCATAGGTGGCAACTTCTGCCAGGTATCGTTGGGTCTTGCGTTTTTGCGTTGGCATCATCGTTTGTTTATACGGCTTCACCTCTATTATCGAAGTCTGCTCGGAGCCATCTTTCCGTTTGGTCCTGACAATGAAATCTGGAAAATATCGATGCACTCTGTTATCAACTGGCGAAACATAAGGTATCGGCAATTCTTCCGATGCCCACCATATAACTGCCGGGTTATCGTCTAGGTACTTCATTACTCTTAGTTCCCAATTGGAACGGTAGATAATGTTGGTCGCATTACCTTTGTATTTGTTTGGGTTTTTTGGTCGAAACCATCCTTTGTATGACATAAATATTATCTATCTAACCTACAGGACAAATATGGCACTTTTTGGATTCTCTGATATCTCTTTCGACAAAGGTCAAACTAAACGAGGACCTTTAGCTAAACTTGTTGGAAGCGAATTTGAAAGAACAACATTAAGATATCCACTTGATGTTGGTAATTATGACAAAGCACACTATGTTGTTTTTTATGTTCGCCAACAAAAAACAACTTCATTAACAAAAAGATTCGTTGGTAGTGAAAAATTTACAAGTGATGTTACAAATGTGGGCGCTGCAGGTGTAATTGATGCGATTAAAGCAGGTGGAGACATTCCAAGTAAAGCATTAAACGCAGTTAAAAATGGTGCGATAAATGCAGCTTCAGGTTTTATTGGAAAAATAACATCTGGTATTACTGGTGGTATTAATAATCTGTTTGCACAAAAAGGTGGAGGTTTCACACCTAATGCCGAAGAATCACAGAAGTTAATTGATACCTCGATTAAGAGAATTACCGAAAAAGGTTTGAATATAAATTTTAAAACCACAGCATTAACAACTGATGCAATTGCACTTTACATGCCAGATACTTTGAATTACAGTTATTCACAATCTTATGACCAGTTATCTTTAGGTAGTGAATTTGCGGGTCAAGTTTTTGCCGCAGGCCAATCTGCTTATGAAGATTATAAAAAAACTGGCGATTTAGGTAAATTAGGAGCATCACTTCAAAAATCAGGTGGTGAAAATGTAAAACAAATACTTGGAGAAGGACTTGGTAGTTTATTGAATAGTCAACAAACAGCCGCAGCATTTTTGGCAAGAACTGGTCGTGTTGTAAACCCAATGCTTGAAATGATTTACAAGTCGCCCAATTTTAGAACATTTCAATTCGATTTTACTTTTTACCCAAGAGATGAACGAGAAGCATTAGAAGTTCAGAAAATATTAGAAAGACTTCGTTTTCATCAAGCGCCAGAAATTTTAAAAGGCGATAAAGGTTCTGAAACTTCAGGATTTTTAGTACCTCCCTCTGAGTTCGATATTAAGTTTTATTATGCAGGTGGAGAAAACCCAAACATTCCACAAATTGCAACTTGTGTTTTGACTACAATTGATATCAATTACGCACCAAACGGGTTCTCTGCATATGAGGTACCTGGTGAAAACAAACCTTCTCTCGGTAGAACTGGTATGCCCGTTGCAATTCAAGCCACATTACAATTCCAAGAAACAACATATCTAACGAAAGAGGACTTTAGGGAAGATTTAGCAACATCTGCAACCCTAAGTTCTGCGAGAAAATAATGGCAAAATATTTTAATTATTTTCCAAAAGCATTATACAGTTCAAATACTAGAACATCAGGCCTTGATGAGATTACGAACATTACTGCAAGGTTTGGTTTTGAACAATCACTAAAAGAAAACTCATCGGCATTTTACAAATACGATTTGCAAGAAGGTGACACACCTGAAATTGTTGCGGCTAAATTTTACGATAGTCCTGAAAGACATTGGATCGTTTTAATGTTTAATGACATTTACGACCCACAATATGATTGGCCTTTGCAATATTCTACATTCATTGAATATGTTGATAAAAAATACTCTGCAAACAATTATGCGGATACCGCAAATACAAGTGTTACTGGTCTTTCGTGGGCAATGAATGTAACCAATGTTCATGCATATTACAAAGTCGTAACAAGAACAAATTTCGATAACATTTCAATCATCGAAAAATTAGAAGTTGATGCTAATACTTGGGCTAATGTGGCACCTACAACCACAAGTTATACCCTACAAGACAGTTCTACAATTACACAAGCCATCACTAAAGAAAAACAATCATATTATGATTATGAAAACGAATTGAATGAAAATAAAAGAAGTATTAAACTTTTAAAACCAGAGTTTGTATCTGCGGTCGAAAAAGAATTTAAGAAAGTTATTAAACAATGAGTTTTTCGGTAAAAAAGTCAACACAGTTCAAAATTAATGAACTTGTGGTGATGACAAAAGCAGGACCAATTGATATTTCTTCCATTTACGAAGAAATCAATATCTTTGATTCTGTTTTTATGCCTGTAATGAGCGGGCATATTATGGTAAGAGATGCAATTGGTCTTTCTGGTTCTTTAATTTTTGATGGTTCTGAAACTTTGCTTATCGACATTTCTAAAAGTGAACAAGACCCTGATATTGCCAATTTTAAAAAATCGTTTAGAATCTACAAACAATCAGACCGAATTAATAGTGGTCTGAATAGTGAATTTTTTGTATTGCATTTTTGTTCCGATGAAATGATTTATTCCAATCAACAAAGAATTAATCAGTCTTACGAAGGAACATATTCAAAAGTTGTTGAAAAAATTCTTACAGATTATTTAAAGATACCTGAAAATCAGTCTGGTGGTTTCTTTGAATCGACTTCAGGTATTCGAAAAATTGTTATACCTAATTTAAAACCTATTGAAGCAATTGAATGGGTAACAAAAAGGTCTTTGGATGCGAAACAATCTCCAAACTATTTGTTCTATCAAAACACAACTGGTTACAACTTTGTTTCTCTCTCTAAACTACTGACACAACCAGAATTGCTTGATGTTAGATTTGAACTCAAAAATCAAACACAAGTAAATGCAATTGAAGAAATTGGTGCGGCTCGTGGATTAGAAGTTATATCACAAACTGATATGCTTGAGAAAATTAAGTCTGGTGTTAATGCAGGACAGTTTATTGGTTTTGACCCAATTACACGAACAACTGCAAAAAAGAACATTGGGTTTGGTGATATGTTTTATAATATGGAACATGGTAGTGAAACACCCAATCAGTCTGTATTTGAAAACAGAGGTGGTGTTAAAAGCGTTGAAGCATTTGCATCAAAGATTTCTATGGCATCTTTTAATGCCGCAAAACAATTGAGCAGTTATATTAAGAAAAACGACCCGACTTCTCT